AATATTGCACAATAAAGAAACCGAACGCTTAAATTAGCACAATAATTTAACCATGAAAGCAAAAATACCTTTTCCAAAAACAGCGCCGCAAATCATTTTAAACGGTTTCGGCTTGCAAAATGTTAAGGCGTTATATTATAAGGGAGCGCTACCAACGGAGGAGCCGGACAATTACAAGCCGTTAAGGCCGTCCTATTTAGGGACTCCGGTATTTGCAAACCTTATTTTTATCCCGGGAAAATACAAGGATAAAAAAGGCGTTGAGGTGGTTTACGGCGAAATATTGAAAAACGACGACCTCGGCGAAAATTTTGAAATTAACACCGTTTTAATTGACGTCTCCCAACAAAAGCAAATAATTAAAACGAATATCCAAGGCCTCGCGGGGACCGTAAAGGAATATATTTCAATGGGCGACTATCAAGTAAGTATTCGCGGCGCTTTGGTTTCCGAGAGCTCCGAAACTTATCCGGAGACGGAGGTCAGACAATTGCGCGAATATTTGGAGGCGGAGACGGCCGTCGGAGTGGCGTCTCGTTTCTTATCGGACATTTTCGACGTTGAGACAATCGTAATCGAGGGCTTTAGTTTTCCACAAAGCGAGGGCGTGCCAAACGTTCAGCTTTTCGAAATTTCCGCCGTTTCGGACAAGCCTATCGAATTAACAGTTTTAAACAAAGGGGCGCGAATCCCGGGAGCAAGGACTTAAGACCATGGACGAGGACGGCAACGCAAATCCCTAAAACAATTTTAAACAATGGACCGATTAGATAGTAAACTTATATTTGAGGACGCGGACGGCAAAAGGGAGGCCCAAATTTTCGACTTTTGCACGGAGGTAAGCATCGAGTCGAGTTATGATAATTTGACCGACACGGCGGCGCTAATTATACCGAAAAAAATCCGATATACAGACGAAAACGGCGCGCCCGTTGATAGTATAACCCGAGGCTCGAATCCTATCTTTAAAATTGGCGACAAGGGAAAAATCTTTGTGGGTTATAACTCCGAGCTCGAGCAATGTTTCGAGGGTTATATTTCCGGGGTTAAACATAAATTCCCGCTTGAAATGAACCTCGAGGACTCCGTTTTTTTGCTTAAAAAGGCGAGTTTAACCTTAAGCTTTGAGAATCCACAACTTAGCGATTTAATTAAAAAAATAATGCCAAGCGGCGTAAAATACGAAATAACAGCGGAGCAAAACCTCGGCCAATTTCGAATAAATAACGCGACGGCGGCGGAGGTATTAAACGAGCTAAGAACTAAGCACGGCGTTTATAGTTTTTTCCGCGGCGACGTCCTTTATATTGGCTTAAGCATAAACCCGAAATTGCAAACGGTTTACCGGTTTAAGTTTTACACTCCGCAAATAATCGACGCGGACGGTTTAACGTACGTGGACGCCCGGGAGCGAAAAATTAAGGTTGTTTGTAAAAGTATTGACGCCGAAAATAAAACGCTTGAGGCAACGGCCGGAGACTCGGACGGCGAGGTCCGGACCTTGTATTTTAATAATTACACTTTGGCAGACTTGCAAAAGAACGCCGACCGATTGGTTAAAGAAATGAGGTATTCGGGTTACGACGGCTCGTTTACCATTTTCGCGACGCCAATCGTAAAGCACGGCGACGTGGTCGAACTAATTAACGACGAGTTTCCGGAGCAATCCGGCGGCTATTTAGTGACTAAGGTCGTGACTCGTTTCGGGTGGGATATTGGAGGGCGCCAAGACGTTTTTATAAAGCAGAAAATTTACGACCTCGAGGCGGACGGCTCCGGGGGTTATGTTCAAAAACCTATTGAATTATGAGCGCGGACACTTTAGACATTCGGGCCCTTATACAAAAGCTCGCAAAAACAGACGACGAGATTTATAGCCTTGTTTGCACCGTTAAGGAGGTAAACGGCGACTTTTGCAGCGTGGCCCCGGTAAATGGAGACGCCGAAATCTTTAAGGTTAAGCTTGTGGCCGGGAGCAGCAAAACGCCGCTTTTAATCGAGCCCGTTGTCGACTCGGTTGTCGTGGTTACTTTTTTAAGCAAAAACACGGCTTTTATTTCCCTTTACTCCGAAATTGAAAGCGTACAAATTAGGGGCGACCAATACGGCGGTTTAATCAAAATCGAGGAGCTCGTTAAAAAAATTAACGCTTTGGAAAATCAAGTAAACGACCTTTATAACGCTTTAATCGGTATCGTTGTACCTTTGGCGCCCTCCGGAGCTTATCCTTTAGCGCCGAGTTTCGCAGCTATTCAACCAATAGCGCCAACGACTCAAAAATCGGACCTCGAAAACGATAAAATTAAACACGGCTAAAATTGGACCACTCGACAAACGACGGGCTTTTTTTTTATTAACTTTGGATTTATGAAAGCTCGCGATTTAGTACTTACCGAAAACGACCTTGCAATCGACCCGAACATGGGAGATTTTTTTATCGGAGACTCCGACGCTCAACACGTCCAAGATATTTTAAATTCTTGGGCGAATTGGTGGAAAGAGTTCCCGACTTTAGGCGTGGGCGTAAAAAAGTATTTAGGCACTCCCGGGGGCGTTCAAGTATTAAAAAGAGCAATTAAAATACATTTAGGAGGCGACGGTTATCGAGTGGACAATATTATAGTACAAGGCCCGGAGGTTTATATTACCGGCGAAAGGGTGGCAAAATAAAAACAAAGGATAACGAGGCGAAAATTAAGGTTTAAAAGGCGAAAATTAAGGTTTAAAAATGGCAAAATATACCACGACAAGCGGACAAACGATTTTTGATTTAAGCGTCCAACTTTATGGCAACGCCTCGAATATTGTAAAAATATTGTCCGAAAATCCGGGATTAAATGGCTTAACGGGATTAATACCTCCCGGGACGGTTATCGAATATACTCCCGTTTTAGGTTTTACGCCCTCGCAATATTTCGCGGACAATACGACCACGGCAAGCACGGGACAAGGAAACCCGCTACAAGGGTCCGGTTTTGATTTAGGTTTTGAAATAAACGGATTTAATTAAGAAAAAATAAATACATTTGTACAAATGGCAATTTTAAAAAATACAAACGACTTAATAACGCAAGCGGCAACGACTTTGCCGAATAATTCGACGCAGCAAATAAGCCCTCAAGACGTCCGCGAGGCGGTCGAAAACGTAGCCTTTAGCTCGTTTAATAAAGTGACGGACTCGCCCCTTATTGGATTAAAAGCTTATAACACGCTTGTTACTTACGAAAGCGGGCAAGGTTGCGTTTATTTAGGTAAGATTTACATTTCGAACCAAATAACAAGCCCGGGAGCGTTTAACGCTTTACATTGGGTTTTATACGACAATTTGAGCCCGGCAGACAAGGCAAAAATCGACTTTATTAGTATAACGCAAGCGGTCGACTTGGACGCAATAGAAACGGCCATTAATAACGTAACAAACCCTTATTTAAATAAGGGCCTTTGGGACGCTTCGACGGGAGTCTTTCCCGGTAGCGGTTCCGCTAAAAACGGTTGGACGTATATCTGTTCAGTTTCCGGAACGGTAGACGGCCGGGATTTTGTAGCAAATCAAGATAAAATCACCGCTTTAGTTAATAACGCAAGTACAAGTACTTATACGGCGAATTGGTTTAAAACAGACGGGAGCGACTTAGTTACAAGCGTAAACGGGCAAACGGGAGCGGTTACGGTTCAACCTACATTAGTAGCGGGAACGAACATAAAAAATATTAACGGAGAAAATCCTCTAGGTTCGGGAAATTTGGACATAAGGGGCGACTTTAGAGCAACGTCGCTTTACAACGCGAAAAATGTAATCCAAAACAAGCCTATTTTATTTCCTGCTATTAACTTTGTTGATGGAAATGCAGCCCCACCAACAGCTTTTACGGATGATATTTATGTTTTAATTGACTTAGGCAATGGAGCAATAAATGCAGGATGGAATGGTGCAATTTATAATGCTTGGGTGATTAATGATGGCACAGTTTGGCAAAGTCAATCACCAACAAATGGTGCGATATGTTACGATAAAACAGCGGCAATAAATAAAAGGTATAATGGCAGCACATGGGTTGAGGAGGGCAGTGCAAATGGCAAAGTAGCTATTTACGATGCAAACGGTAAGCCTACTTTTTACACTACATTAACAGCAGCCTTTGCAGCAGCAACAAGCGGTTCAACTATTCAGTTAATGACTTCCATGACTGAAACGCTTACTACTGCTTTAACTATTCCATTTGGTGTAAATATTAACTTAAACGGAAATACTTTAACAATTAGTCAAAATAATGCAAATAATACTTTTCAAACTGACGTTAGCACAGGGTATGTAGGGCAAATAATTAATGGAACGATTAAGCGAACTAATGGAAGCGGGACAATTATTACAGTTACAAATAGTGCATCTGATGTTCAGATTGATTTCACAGGGTTATTTACTGATTACACAGGAGGTGTTCATTTTAATAGTCAAAGAACAGATAGCGAAATAAAATTTAGAGGGTTAAAGTGTATCGGTACTACTAATTCACCATTGGTTTTAGGCGCTTGTGGAGTTGAAAACTTTACAGCTAAAGTAACAAGTGGTATTTGTTTTCAAGGTGTTTCCAACGTTTCAAAATCAACAGCAACAGCAACAAGTGGGCAGTGTTATAATGCTTGTACTGTTTTTGGAAGCTACGGCACTACTATTTCAGGAAATGTTTATCAAAGCTGCACAGTTAGAAGCTCTTACGGTCTCTCAAGCACAGGTAACGTGTATGATACATCAAGCATTATTCATTCAGAAGGGCTATCAGGAAGCGGTTACGGATT